AAGGCTTGAAGAAGCAATGGCCGAAATTCATTATCCATTTAGGTCGTTACACTACAGTATATTGGACTATGCTTTTATTATCGAGTGTTTTGATGAGCGTGACAACATTGCTGGTTGGCTTTGGTTCTACAGCACTGAAAATGAAGAACATGTGTGGACGATTCATGCGATTGTTCTTCCAAATTATCGCAAGCGATTTTTTACCAGGTCGCTTGTTAACACAGTCAGTGGGCTGATATATGCGATGGGATGTGAGATAGTGCGTGGTGAGAATGAGAATCAGGATTTGCTGTACCATTTTGGCGCAACCAAAACTGTTGATGGAGTTGATCTTCAGTTACCATTTTTTTGGAGTTAGGTATGGGTAGGCCACAAAGAAAGAAAGTTAGACGTTTCGGGCAGAATATTGAGATCATCCCTTCAGATCAATCGCCACCAAGGGAAAGTGGGGATACCTTCTCAATGAAAAAAAGTGAAATTGAAGCTACAGGAAAACGAACGCAACGAGACATAAAAAAGATAACAGGGTTAGGTCCGGACTTACCAACCTCAGCAACTCAAACACAAGAAACGAAACCATCTGCAACGGTTCCAGCGTCAGGCGAATCCGAGATGGAGCAAACATCTGGACAGTATCGCAGAAGAAGAGCAAGAGGTATTCGCACTAGCTCTCAAGGAGTTACTGGTTCTGCAAGGGTAACTCGTAAAGAATTATTAGGACAGTAGAATGGCAGATCCATTAGCAGTTTTATTGATGAGGCGATTTGATTCGCTATACCAGCAAAGGCAAGTCTGGGAATCTCACTGGCAAGAGATAGCTGATTTTGTTGTTCCCAGAAAAGCCGATGTCACAAAAAAGAGAACAGATGGGGACAAACGTACAGAATTAATTTTTGATAGCACCGCAATCCTATCTTCTGAGTTATTAGCTGCATCATTGCATGGAATGCTCACGAATGCTTCTACCCGATGGTTTTCTTTGCGTTATAGAGATCGCAGCTTAATTAATAATGACGCAGCAAAAGAATGGCTTGAGTCTGTTGAAGACGACATGTATATGGCTTTTGCTAGATCTAACTTCCAGGAACAAATACATGAGCTTTATCATGATCTGATTTGTTTTGGCACAGGTGTAATGTTTATTGAATCTGATTCTGATTTACAGGTCAATTTTCAGACAAGGCATTGTCGTGAGTCATTTTTGTCCGAAGATAATAAAGGCAGGGTAGACACTGTATACCGTGAGTTTCATCTACCAGCACGAGCTTTCATTATGCAGTTTGGCGCAGACAATGTGGATAACTCAATTCTTAAGAAAGCTGAAACGAATCCATACGAGAAGATTCGTTGTATTCATGCGGTCTATCCAAGAGATGAACGTGATCCTGTAAAGGTTGACAGTAAGAATAAACCTTTTGCATCTGTATACCTTGATCCAAAAAATAAAAAAGTTTTATCTGAATCAGGTTTTGATGAGATGCCCTATGTTGCTCCTAGATACCTGAAAGCTAGTTTTGAGATTGGTTACGGTCGGTCGCCAGCAATGAGTTGTCTGAGCGATATCAAGATGATTAATAAGATGAGTGAAGTCACAATCAGGGCTGCTCAGAAACAAGTTGATCCTCCTCTTTTAGTACCTGATGACGGTTTTATGTTGCCGATTCGAACAGTGCCTGGTGGACTTAACTTTTATCGCAGTGGAACAAGAGATCGAATCGAGCCATTGAATATTGGGGCAAACAATCCTCTTGGATTGAATATGGAAGAGCAACGAAGACAAGCTATACGGTCAGCGTTCTATGTTGATCAGTTAATTATGGCTCAAGGCCCACAGATGACTGCAACAGAAGTCGTCCAAAGAACAGAAGAGAAGATGCGTTTACTGGGTCCGGTTCTGGGTCGATTACAGGCTGAGTTGCTTCAACCGCTAATAAGTCGTGTGTATAACATTATGGTGAGGCAAAAAGCTTTCGCCCCTGCGCCTGATTTTATGCAAGATCTTGATCTTGAGATTGAATATGTATCTCCGCTTGCTAAAGCTCAAAAGTCTGGAGATGTTCAGTCTGCACTAAGAATGCTTGAGTTATTCGGGCCACTGGCACAACTCGATCAGTCAGCCCTCGACTATATTGATGTTGATGGAATGTCGAAATATTTATTGCGTATGTTATCTGTTCCAGCAACGACAGTTCGCGGAGAAGAGCAAGTCGCACAGATAAGGCAGCAACGTGCGGAACAGCAGCAACAGATGGCAGAGCAGCAAGAAGCAATTCAGATTGCAGAGGCAGCAGGGGCTGCTGCACCAATGGTAAAGGCAGCAAATAACTTATGAAGAAAGAGCGAGTAACACAAGATCAGTTTAAAAAGATTTGTGAACGCCTGATTGATGGTGAGTCATTAACTCAGATATGCAAATCAGATGAGTTTCCCCACTACAGAACTGTACTGCGTCATATCAATGATAGCGAGAAAGCGCATATAGATTATCGAAAAGCAAGAGCATTTCAAGCTGAGATATTACGCGATGAGATTGTAGATATTGTGAATCAGCCTCTACCTAATGATCCAAAGCTTGCAATGGCAGAAGTTCAACGCAGACGATTAGAGGTTGAGCAGAAAGATAAGTATGTCAGACAACTTGCACCACTCGGTTTGCGTAACAGACCAGAAGATCAGGGCGACAAAAAATTCAACGGCACAATTACACTGAAGTGGGATGAATCTCCAGCATGAGAACTCCGAAAGAGTTAAAAGCAAGATACAAAGCATTATTTGAGTCTGATGACGGTGAAGTCATTCTCGATGACCTACGCAGAAGATTTCACATATTTGGTACAACATTTTCAACAGATCCGCACGAACAGGCGTACTGTGAAGGACAGCGCACAGTAATTCTGTTCTTACAATCCATGCTGTCCGATAACATGATTAAGGAACAAACTGATGAGTGAAGAACAGGTAGCTGAAGTCTCAGAAGCCCCAGAAGCTGTTGAGGTAGCTCAGTCTGATTGGCGCGATAGTATTCCAGAGGAAGTCAGGGGTCATCGCTCACTTGAACACATTAATGATATTGGTGCTTTGGCAAAGAGTTATGTTCATGCTCAATCAATGATTGGTGCTGACAAGATTGCTTTGCCTGGTAAGTCAGCAACTGATGATGACTATCGACAGATATTTCAAAGACTTGGTATGCCAGAATCTAGTGAGGGATATGAAATCACTCACAACATTCCAGAGGGTGAGCAGACAGATCAGGGCATGGTTGATTGGTTCGCATCAGCAGCGCATCAAGCAGGATTAACGCAACGTCAGGCGCAAGCACTGGCTGATCAATGGAATCAGAAAGCTATTGAAGGAGTCAAAGCAGACCAGGCTGACTATGAATCTTACGTTGGCGAAGTCGAGCGCGAGTTGCGTAGTGAGTATGGTCAGGCATACAACGATGCTCTGAATCTTGGTAATGATGTGATTGACCAGTTTGGAGATGCTGAGTTTCTTGAGATTCCTTTGGCAGATGGCACTTTGATGGGAGACAACCCACAGGTTATAAGGCTTCTAGCAAACATCGGTTCGTATATTGCTGATAAGGTTGGTGAGGATACGATCATTGGCGCGAAGTCAACAAATGCTATGACACCAGCAGAAGTGCAAGATAAGTTGCGAGAGTTACAGGCAAAGGATAGTCCATACTTTGATAGTCGTCATGCACAACATGATCATTATGTACAAGAAGTACAAAAATACATGGGTATGCTTTATCCAGATGAGATTGCTTAATGAATGATCGTGAGTTTAAGCTTGCAGTTTTGCGATTAACATTAGAGAATGGTACAGGTGCTGTTTATCAAGATAGACTAAAAGCAGCACAAGAAAATCTTGAATGGTGTATAGCTCCACTTGATAAGCCTAGGCCCAAGGGAAAATCACCAGAAAGAAAAAATAATCCAGGACAAGCGAAAGCCCCTGGCGTTGACAGCGTACTGTTTACTATTGAATAAATAATCGTCCTGTTTCACAGGGTAGCGAGAAGGCGTTTTTTCTAGCTAAGTGGAAGGGGACAGATATGTCTACACAAATTACAACTGCGTTTGTAAATCAGTTCTCCAGCAACGTCACTCTGCTCTCACAGCAGCGTGGATCATTACTGCGTAGTGCAGTAAGCGAGGAGTCTGTTACAGGCGAAAAAGCTTTCTTTGATCAAATAGGTGCATCAGCAGCCATCAAGCGTACATCGCGTCATTCTGATACTCCGATTGTGGATACTCCGCATTCCAGAAGAATGGTGACTATGGATTCTTATGAGTGGGCTGATCTGATTGATGATGCCGATAAAGTACGTTTGTTGATTGATCCAACATCAGCTTATGCTCAGACTGCTGCAAATGCGATTGGTCGGGCGATGGATGATGCGATCATTGCAGCAGCCACTGGATCAGCAAGCACAGGAAAGGCTGGCACAACAGCTACAGCATTGCCAACAACCCAGCAAATCTTTGCTGACGGTGATGTTGGTTCAGATGGTGGTGGTACAGATGCTGATTTGACGATTGCTAAATTGTTATCAGCAAAAGAGATTCTTGATAAAAACTCAGTTGATCCATCAATCCCACGGTTTATCGTGGTTGGTCCGGCTCAGATCTCATCACTGCTTTCGACAACCCAGGTAACATCGAGTGATTTCAATACTGTCAAAGCTTTAGCTCAAGGCCAGGTTGATTCATTCCTTGGATTCCAGTTCATCGTCAGTAACCGTCTTGCACTCAACTCATCAAATAATGAGAGAACTTGCATTGCGTTTGCTTCTGATGGAATCAAGCTAGCAGTCGGAAAAGATGTGATGGCTCGGATTGAGGAACGTGCTGATAAGAGTTTCTCAACTCAGGTTTACTACTGTGCAACTTTCGGTGCGACTCGCATGGAAGAAGAGAAAGTAGTTTCAATCATCTGCGATGAAGACGCATAAGGAGATAAATCATGGCTAATGTAAATCAAACTCTCGCGTCAAACTTTGTTGCTGATCCACAGGTTATGTCGCCAGCGCATCAGTTGGCTGGTTCAATGCGTGTCGCTTGTGGCACAATCGCTCTAGCTTCTGGCGATCTAAGTGCTGGTGATACTGTAATGTTAGCTCCAGTACCAACCAATGCAGCGGTGATCAGCATCAAGATCTTCTGTGATGACCTAGATTCTGGAACAACTAACACTTGTGATGTTGGTTTGTACACTTCAGATGGTGAGGTCACAGCAAAAGATGATGATGCATATGCGAGTGCAATTACTGATCTGCGTGGTGCAATAACCGTAGGATTGGAAGTTGCGTTTGAGGCAAGAGACATCAATAAGATGGGTCAGCAGGTATGGCAGGATGCGGGTCTCTCAGCAGATCCAAATGAGCAATACTTTATTGGTCTGAAGTTTGATGCTGCTGGTGATACTGGGGGAGATCTCTCTTTCATCATCACTTACGTTGTAGACTAAGAGACAGGGGCAGCAATGCCCCTTTTCTGAGGAAGGACAATGGCTTCAGTCGTTGATATTTGTAATAGTGCGTTAAACCAGATTGGTGCATCCAACATAATCTCTTTGACTGAAGACAGCAAATCGGCTCGAATCCTGAACCAGCGTTATGACTTTGTGCGTGATGCTGTGTTCAGGGCTCACCCCTGGAATCCTTTGATTACCAGAGTTGTATTAGCTCCCGATGCAACAGCCCCAGCTTTTGAGTTTACGAATCAATTTACTTTACCAACAGATCCATTCTGTCTGCGAGTTTTGAGTTTTGACTTTCACGATATTGTTTATCGGGTAGAAGGCAGAAAGATTTTATGCAGTGAGGATACAATCAATCTGTTATATGTAGGTAGAATTACTGATCCTAATCAATACGATACTCTATTGATTGAAACGATTGCAGCAGCACTGGCTGCTGATATCGCATATCCGCTTGTAGGAAGTAATACGCTTGCACAGCAGTTTCGTGTCATTTATGAAGAAAAACTGAAAGAAGCTCGGTTTGTTGATGCAACCGAAGGAACACCAGCCAGCATAACCAGTGTCACTGATAGTGGTAGCATTGAGGCAGATACGTTTATCAGATCGAGGTTCTGATGGCGAAAGCAAGTCCAACCTTTTCAAACTTTACTGCTGGCGAACTATCGCCAAAGCTTGATGGTCGCACTGAACTTTCAAAGTATTTTAATGGAGCAAAACAACTCCAAAATTTTCTTGTTGTTCCGCAAGGTGGTGCAACACGTAGACCAGGCACTCAATTTATTGCTGAAACAAAAACTAGTGGAAATGCTTCTAGGCTTATTCCATTTGAGTTTAACGTGACTCAGGCTTATGTCTTAGAGTTTGGTAATAACTATTTTCGTATCTTCAAAGATGGTGGGCAGGTCGTTGATGGTAGCAGTAATCCGATTGAGGTCACCACAACATATACATCTGCTCAACTAGCAGGGCTAAAGTTTGCTCAGTCTGCTGATGTGATGTTTATCGTTCACCCAGATCACAAGCCAAGACAAATCACTCGGACAGATCACGATGCTTGGACGATAACCGATGTTGCATTTCGCAGGGGTCCAATGTTAGATCCACAGCTTGATGGAACTACATTGACTGCTAATGGACGAACTGGGACAGGCGTGACTATTACAGCGAGTGCAAACACTTTTGCATCTACAGATGTCGGTCGTCTTGTTAAGCTGCATGATGGATTCGCAGAGATTACCGCCTTCACAAGCGCAACGTCCGTCACAGCGACTGTCAAAGAGAATGAAGATCGTAGATCAGAGTTGATGCCAGCAATGACGGCAACAACGATTTCTTTCCATGAGGGTGATCCAAGCAGTACAGGTCTTGAGCATAATGATCGCTTACAAGACTCTGCTGGTGGATTCTTGAGCGAAGGCTTCAAGGTTGGGATGAAGGTAACAATCACAGGAAGCACTAGTAATAACAAAAGTTCTGCTCTAATTGTTACTGTTACGGCAGATACAATGTTGTTTGCGCCATCTGTAGATCTTGCTAATGAAGCAGCAGGGGATACAGTCACAATCAATGGCGATTTAGTTGCTGATGATGAGTTTTCGTTAGGCGCTTTCTCAACAACTACAGGTTTCCCAGCAGCAGTTGCATTCTTTGAGCAGCGTCTTGTTTTTGCAAATACTACAGCAAACCCGCAGACCATGTTTTTCTCTGTTGCTGGAGACTTTACCGACTTTGCGATTGGGGTTTTGGATGACTCGGCTTTGGTGTATACGATCGGCAGTAACCAGGTGAACGTCATTCGATACCTGACCAGCTCCCGACAGCTTCTGGTTGGAACCTCTGGTGGTGAGTTTGTTGTTCGAGCAGGATCAGTTGATGCACCAATCAGTCCAACAAACACGCAGATTAAACGTCAGGCAAGTTACGGTTCTGCTGATATACAACCTATAACAGTTGCAAACGTAGCTCTGTTTGTACAACGTGCAGGACGAAAACTTAGAGAGTTAACCTATAATTTTGATACAGATTCCTACATTGCTCCAGATATGACTCTTCTTGCGGAACATATCACTGAGGGTTTGATCAAAGAGATGGCGTTTCAGCAAGAGCCAGATAATGTGGTCTGGTGTATTCTTCAGAACGG